ATTGTGAAATACTTTTTCTATATTAGGAGTTTGCATTTGTTTTTTTAACCAGGAGAAAACTTTCTTAGGTTGTATATTACCTCCACCCTCATGTCTTATTGGATAATAACCTATAAAATCTCCTGCAGCCACCGCCACACCAATAACATATCCATCATTTCTACACCATCCTGGTCCCAATTTCATTAGGTTTGGATCTCTGGTTTCTAAGTCAACCGCAATTCTGTCGCACTTAGTTAAGTCTGGGAAGGTAGAAGGAGGAGACCAATCGCTTTCCAGACCAACAGCCGCTACTTCTTTTATTTCTTCGTTTAATAAGTCTGGCATTTCTTCAGGTCCCTTCGCTTTAAACCAATCCCCGCTCATATCAGCTAAGTTAAATTGATGTTTCTTTTTCATGATTAACAATTTCTCCACCCAAGGCTGCATACCCAATAATATCTTTCCACGAATCATCGTGTTCCATTGTCTCAGCTAACCTAGCTAATTTAACTCCTATCATACAAGCAACTACCTCTTCAGCGGTTACCTCTCTTGCTAATACAACAGACCATATCTTGGCTATTCGTTCATGATTAAACTTAGCTGGCCCATATTCCTTGGCTCTCGGTCCGTTGATTAGTTTCTCTGCTTCGTCTAAAAAATATTTTCTATCTTTTTTCATTTTTATTCCTTGTCTCTGTATCCGTTTGATTTTTATTCCACAAAAATAAAGCCACCAGATTCAGTGTTAAATGTGAATTTTACACAAGGGATGTCCTCGTCCGCAACATTGGGATCGTCCCACATCCTTTCAATTCTCTTTTGTTCAAAATCAATAACACCTTGTTTATCTAACTCTTCTTTTTCTTTGTTTTTTCGTTCATAATATTCTTTTTCCGTAATATTCTTTTTCATAATCTAAATCCATTATCCTTATTTGATTCTACAATGTGTAATTCTTTTTTTGCTCTTGTTGCTCCTACATAAAAAGTCCTAATCTCGGAATCTTGATCAGAACTTTCTGCACATGCTCTTGACGACTCTAGCATAAGTAAGACGTTGTCTGCCTCCCCACCTTTTGCCTTATGGATCGTTGATACTTTTATTCTTGGAGAACCGTTCCAAATCTTCTCCCCACTCTTCCTCACTGAGTTGATGTAAGTCAACTCCTTGTCTGATACTTTTACCACTTGGTTCCAATGTGTCTCCGCTGACACATTTAGACAATCTCCCATATATTCTATTGAGTATAGTTTTTCTGGGTCTAAAGAAGTTAACACTTTTTTTCCATGTTTGGTAAACACATGAGGCTGTGTTATCTTCGAGAAACTCTTCCATTCGCTTATCGACAGATCTTGATTTTTGCATATTTTATTCCACACCTCTATTCCGTTAAGTACATTTGGGGAAATAGACCAACCAGAACCTTCTTTCCAAAAGAGGTATCCGCTTTCTTTGAGTTGATTAGCTACTTTATTAACAATGTAATTCGTTCTTGCAAGGATCAACCACTCTCCGGTTCTTAGGTCTACATCCATCATATCATAATGCCAAACAACCGAACCTTTTTTTGTTGTGGGTTGCCAAACTTTAGGTTGCCTATTAGAGAGCCTTCCCACTAAATTTTCTACTATGCCATGTACTTGTAAAGGTATTCTGTATGATTGATCTAATATAATTTTATTAGAACTAGCATTTAAAAAATCTTTAACATCTACTCCCATCCAAGAATAGATACATTGATCATCATCTCCTGCATAAAAAGTTTTCTTTGCCTTTGGAACTAAAACTTTTTTAACCATTTCCCATTGCATCGGAACTAGGTCTTGTGCCTCATCAACTATTAGGAGATCTAAAATCGGACCTTCTCCTTGATCTATAAAGTCTTGAATCATGTCAACAAAGTCTCTTTTCTTCATGGCTTTCTTATAATCATGTAATGCTTTTTCCACTACTTTAGCTTGTTGAAAAGTCATCTTACGGTCATTTGTATCACTAAACTGTTGCTCTAAACTTACACCACGAACACGAGCCATGTTAATTAATCCAAGATAAGCATCGCCCCCTTTACCTGCCGTGAACAATGTGCCGTCTGACATACTAACAGAAGAATTAGCCGAAAATTCTAATCCTACAAGTTTACCAAGGTGTGTGTAATCATTGCCAAACAAAACATCCTTTCGACTAATTCCTAACCATTGAAAAGCTAAAGAATGAAGAGTTCTAAACCATACCATTTGTTCAGCATTCATACCTAGCTTTTCTGTTGCACGAGTCCTAGCCTCTTCAGCAGCTTTTTTACTAAAAGATACAAAAGCTATTTTGTCAGGTGGTGTTCCATTCTTTATTTCTTCTTGAACAATAGATATAAGTTTGGTTGTTTTTCCAGTTCCTGGTGGCCCAAATATAGTTGTTTCCATTAGAACGGCACCTCTTCTTCTTGTATCTCGATACTCGGAACTTGAACCTCGGAATCAAACTCTGGAATCCACCAAACCCTCATACTCTTCCATTCTCCCTTTGTGTTCTTAAAGTTCTTAGCACCATTAGCCGTCTGATTATTATTTAATTCTTTTAGCCGTTCTTGTATCTGACCACGGCTATAGCTATCAAACTTCTTGGCTCTTAGAAACTGCATCAATGAATCAAGTTTAAAGAAAGTTTCACTATTTTCCGTCCAAGGTTTACCAAGAGATAGTTCTTCGGCTGATTGTGCTTGCACCCTTCCGGTACAATAGTTCTCAAGCAATTCAAGAAACTGACCTTTATATGTTAACTCTTCGGGAACTTCTATTTCATTAACATTCTCTAATAAAGAATTAATCAAAGCTTGCCAATCTCCATTCTTCATAACCGGAGGCATATAATTTAATTGTTCCATGCATTGTCTTTGAAATTTTAAAGGCACCTGCAAATCTTCCGTTGATAATTCTAATCTTCTTGTTTCTACATCAGCAAACCAAACTCTCGGCTCTGATAAAACAACAGACAGTCCACTTATATCCATCGTTTGAGTTTGATTACCTATTCCATATTTTTTTGTTTTGCATAAAGTTTTATTGCAAAATGAACATAAAGGTTGTTGATCGCAGGTATAAAAATATTCTTTTTTATCTAACTGTCCTTGTATGGTTACAATGTCCGATGCAGGTAATGGAGGAACACAATAAGTAATATTGAAGTTTTCTAGTAATGATTTCCAATTATCTGGATCCATCTTTTTAAACATCACAGCAGCATTAAACATTGATGTATTTCTGCCACCCTCTGGAATACCTTGCTTTGCCATTGTTGATATACATGGAGGACTTTCTTTAAACTGATCTGAAGATCCACCAAAATCAAGAGATAAAAAATCTTTAGGTATAACAGTTCTACTCTCTTGTAGTTCTATAAACTCTTCAAGAGTTGCCTCTTCTCCATCTTCCTTAACTGCATATCTCATAGTTTGTTCAGAATCAAAATAAGGAAGGTTAATAAAGTTGCCAACATCCCCACGTTCTACTAAGACCTGCTCTTGTTTAGGAAATATTTCACAGTTACCAAAACCTAGTATAGATGATATCTCAGAAGCTTTATCTCTAAATTCTCCTGCACCTATCCATTCTTTAAAGAAAAAGAATATGTGTGCCCCACCAGATTTTGATCTACAAACAACAGCAGGTATTTTAAAGCCTCTGATTTTTTTATCTAATGCAACAAGGTCTAATGGATATTGATCAATATCCAAGGCACCAAATTTACACTTGTTTTCTTCGTTGATAGGAATAGATCCAACACCTTTGAATCCATTTATATGACTCTCAACTAAGGATAAAGTTAAGGGTTGCCTTACGATAAAGGAAAGAGCCTTTTGTTTACCGGCTCTTCTTTCTTCTGATATTTTTGTCTGTCCATGTGCTGCACTAAATCCTTCAAATGCAACCATAAACTTTTCGTTTATATTCATTGTATTCCCCTAGAAGATTGGGGCGATAAAGGGAGGAATAGTTATCGCCCCAAAAAGTTAAAACGGTAAGTCTTCTTTTTCCTCACTTCCGCTTATTACTTCTTCAGTCGTACCTGCCTGAGTTTTTATTGCCCCTGACCTGAACGATTGATAAAAAGATTTTGCAGACAAGAAAGCCTCTTGGGGAATCAAGGTTGGAGCAACCTTCTCAACTGCAAAATTATACCAGGAACCTCTGTCATTGCTTTCCTGAGTAGAGGTCAACCTCCACGCAGTTCCCCACATAGGAGGATTAAACAATCCATTAGGACCTGTGTATTGTACCATCTTCATCATGGTATTCCATTTCTTAGACACTTTAAGTTGTGTCTTCTTCATATCACAAATTGCCGTCTGTGTAGCACCGGTCTTAATGTCTACAAGCATAACAAGATGTTGGGCTGAACGAATTAATTCATTGCCCGAAGGTAACATTTCTGTGCCACCTTCTCTACTAGTCTGTTGTAATATAGGGTCATTAGAATTTAACTCGCCCATAAATCCTCCGCCCTCGGTTCTAAGTTGGAATTCCAGATACTTAACAGTGTATCCACAAGGTATAACGTAAACACCTTCTTCACTATCCCAATGCTGACTAGTAACAGTATTGAATAGATCGCCTCCTGCAGCACCCTTAATATACACAGCTTCCTGCTTATTAAGTTGTGGAGATGTAGTTTGTATTAAACGTAGGAAAGGTATTTGCATATCATCTGCACCAATAGAATCCATGCCCTCTCCTGCGAATTCAGCCAACTCATTCATTAAGTTAGCAGGTAAGTTTTCTTTCTTCTCTTGAATTTCTGTATTAGCCATTTTTAACTCCTTGTTATCTTAGCTTCATTACCGACAAAAACACCGAAAGTTTCAAAGTCTAAATCTTCTCCATTTTCGATTCTTGTTTTAACCCATGATTTTAAAGTCATCGGATGTATGTGTGTCTTCTGAACAGGGTCAAAACCATTCTTTCGCAGATCATCTATTACTGCACCTGCTTGATTGTCTTGACCTTGAGAGAATGACACGATGACATCATTTTTAATAATGTCAGCTTCGCCTACCGATCTAAGAAAATTAAAAGCTTCTTCTCTTTTATCTTCGGCTATGCGAGCATGAACGAAAGGTTTTACGCTTACCTTATGACCATCGACAGTTAGACTATCCATGCCCATTTCAGCCATAAGCATAGGGATGTCCTCTTCGTTCACTTTTCTTTTTTTGAATTTCAAATCCTTGAGGTGCTGATCAGCCTCCTCAATATCTTTTTGGATTTGAACTGATTGTCGGATAAGATTAGATAACCTAGAGGCACCTTCCTTATCTACATTATCGAACTTATTTGGTTCGATCTTTTCTTTCTCGAATAGAGCATACACATCGCTCATAATAACCTCTTTCTGTTGTAAAGTTTTTCCCCTTCGGGATTGAGTAATTGTTTTACATTACAATTGATTTTGTTGTCAAGCAGCTTTTTGTTGTTGTGACACTTTCTTGACCAAGTGTGCTAATTGTCTACTTACACTCCTTTCGTTTTGTTCAGCTAATTCTTTTAACATTTCGTAAACATCTATAGACACTGCTACAGATTTCCATTTGTTCGGATCCATATAATTCTCCTTGTTAATCCATTAATTTAGTGGAAGGTACTACATATTACATATAGAGTCAAAGATAAAAGTTTATTTTAACCACTCTCTTACTTGTTCTCCAAGAGATCGAGCTGATAGTTCATTCTTTGCTTTTAAGCTCTTAACAATATGTTCGTCCACTGTTCCTTTTGCTACTAAATCCACATATAAGACTGTGTTTTTTTGTCCTATTCTATGGCATCTTGCCTCCGATTGTATCCTAGATTCTAGATTAAAATCATTAGCATAATAAATAACATTGCTTGCTTTATTTAATGTTAGTCCTCTCCCTGCGGTCTGAGGGTTTGCTACAAAAAATCTAGCCTCTCCGTTATTTAATTTCTGTTCTGCAAGTTGTCTGTCCTTTTCAGAAGTATCTCCATAAAAAGTAACAACAGAATCTTTTCCATAAACCTTTTGTATTTCAGATTTAATATTCTTTATGTCATATCTAAACCTTGACCAAATAATTATACTACCACTCATCTCTTCAATAACTTCAAGCATGGCATCTGTTCTATGGCTCTTGAATTCTACAAGTTCTCCATCATCGGTCATAGAGT